TGCAACAGAGAGGATGACCGAGGACGAGCTGGCTGTCGGTAAGGATTTTGTTCAATCGCACTTTTCTTTTCTTTACCAAGCTGACGGATCGCTATCCTCTGTTGAAAGCATCATCGAAAGATTGCGGGTTGCCGTGATGCGGCATGGTATCAGGGGTGCCATCATAGACCCTTACAATTACATTCAAAAGAATGGAGACATAAGCGAGACTGATTGGATATCAGAGGTTCTGACTAGGCTTCGTGTGTTTGCTCAGTCCCATGGCATACACCTCTGGTTTGTTGCGCATCCCACCAAGATGATGCGGGATCACACTGGCAAGGTGCCAGCACCAAAGGGGTATGACATATCAGGGAGTGCGGCTTGGTTCGCAAAGGCTGACGTTGGCCTAACGGTTCACAGACCAAACCCATCAGGGTCTAGGGTCTCTGAGGTTCATGTGTGGAAGTGTCGGTTCTCTTGGATAGGCAAGCAAGGTGATACCAACCTTGAGTTTGATGTTCCGACATCGACCTATAAGAAGTATGTCCCCGATCCCATACTGGATGCACCAACCCCATACACTGAAGTGGATGATGAATATCCATTCCCATTCTGATGTTGACGGCTATTTGTGGTGATGCTACATCTTGTGCCAGTACATTGCTCCGCTTCTATATGTTCGCACACACTTTAGAATGCAATGTTCTCCACTCTGAACTTTAGGCCACCTTCGGGTGGTCTTTTTTTTAATGAATAGTACTGTATCCATTCATGTTGATTACTTCATTTAGTGTGTCATTGGTCATGTGAGCTATCATATACCAATCACCCTGAAGGTTGTATGCAAGAATGATGTTTGTGATTAACGCGGTAACCTCATGAGGGGATGCCTGTTCAGGCATGGACGATAAGATTTTTAGTATCTCTTCGTGACCTAATTTATCATACATGTCTGAACCCACATCATTTTCCAGATTACTCAATTCATCAACTCTCTCATAACGGTATCCTTTATTCTTCTTCGTAGCAAACTCTCGCAGCGGGAGAACTCTTTTTGATAAGATAGTATGGCACCATCTGAGGTTTCGTACCTCATTACCCAACCAGCTTCGATATCTGGTTTCTTGCCTTTGACCTTCATTGCTACGACTGACCAAACCCTGATGCCGTCATCGTTAATGCGAGATAATTTACGCTCTTGAGAGTTCATGATGAAACGCATGCCATCACCAGCTCTTACTAGTGCGATGCCTTTATCATAAATCTTCTTTGCCCATGTGGCTGGCAGATGAACATCGACATCTGACATGTAAGACCTTTGTAGATTAGCGGACACCCCACCGCCAAGGCTTGACGTGACGTACCAAAACATGGTTGGGAACGCGCGCTTCAGCTCTGTTGATGCATACAGCTCTGTCGCTTCCATGGCTTTATCTGTAACAGTTTTTTGTATGTTGCCGGACTTCATACTTTCCTTGATGGTATGCAAGGAAATAAATAAACCACCAGCGTACTTAGCAGCCAATCTCATTTGACCTTCTGGTAGGATTTTTAATCCGAATGGCGCGTCTTCATATTCAAAATTCTTCCATTGATACTGATGAGGATTTTCTGATATCTTTTTTCTCTCTTCAGGCGAGAAGCCGTTTATTATCAGAAATACTTTTATTTGTTCTTTGAGTTGTTTTATTCTAAGGTAGTTTCTTAATTGCACTTCCATGTTCTTCACTCCGTTTTTTTTTCCTAGCGATAATTTCTCCGCCACAACTTAAATAACCACAAGCATCAACCCAGTTATCAAGGTTCTTCTCGTTTTGTTCGATCCGAGCAATTTTTAACAGGGCCATCATCACGGCAACATCTTGTGGCCCGATATGATAGATATTAAGGTGTACATTCCAGTAACTAGCGATAGTAAGAAAGTTATCGTTCATGTCACCGTGTTCATTCTCACGATCTTTAGTGACATACTGCTTGGCGATATCCAAGATTTCTGAACGCGAGAAACGTTGCTGAGGTTCAAACATTTTAAGTGCTTCTTTAACTGGATCGAAATCCTCTTTTTTCTTCTTAGTCATGGTTTTACTCCTTATATGTTTATGCCCTGCATCCTGAGTTTGCTTGTGTATTCACGCAACTCATTTCTGGCACGTTGCAGGTCTTGTTTTACGTTAGGGTGCGGGACAACTAGGTTGGCCTCGAACTCTCGTTTGTTCACCTCGTTTCTGAGGAAGGTAAGTTCTGCCTTTTGCTGTAGGTTTAGTGCCTCATCACCCATCACTCAAACCCTCCGGTCTTGCCCTTGGGCGTATGGACGAACTCGCTTGATCTGATTGAGTGCAGTTCATGTGAACATCTTTTGGGTTGTCGTAGATAACAAGCAGCGCATCAGACCTAAGAACCTGCTCACATTTAGCGTAGTTCTCAAACCAAATTTCACCTCGCATATCCATATCCTGAAGCGGATAATAGATTAACAGTGCAGTAAAAAATTCCATCACCGATTACCTCCAAACACTTTTCGGAATGCCTCATCCAAAATCTTTTCCATGTCATCTTTACTCATTACGTTCTCCTCTCATCCACTTTATATCCCGTAGTAACTCAGCTTTTTCTTTAGTTAACCTCTCTAACTTCTGGGTTAACCTTGCAATCTCAGTGCGCTGAATAGCTATCTTGCTTTGCAGCTTCGCGTTTTCTTTATTCATCACGCTTTCAGGTCACATAATTTTTTATAAAGTGTGTCAGGTTTTTGCTCCAATACCATTTGTTTTTGCCCTTCACTCTCCATCTCCCAGACCTCAAAGCGTAAATATACTTTTTATTTATAAGTACTGTACCCGGTTCATCATAAACCCAGTCAACACCACTTATGATCAGTTCTCTTTCAGCTTCTAGTCTAGCCAGTTCATGACTTTCACCCTGCCCATATTGAAGTTTATCTCTGTTCATCTCCGCCTGAAGTCGAACAACCTTCTTTTGCTTTTTTATTTTTCTATCTATTGATTTTAAATTATCCATTACTCGAACCTCTCTGTTGGTAGGTTGTGCCGCTTCTTTATTTTAGAGACGGTGTACTGGCTGATCTTCAGCAATTTAGCTATGTCCTTCTGATGTATCTTGCTTTGTAAGAACATATCTATTTTCTTGACAATCTCCGGGTTGTCAGAAGCGCCATTGCTGGGACGCAAGGCTCCGAAATTGGCACTGCTTCTTCGCGCTTCTTGTACCTTGTGGTTGGGTATTTGGTTTTCCGCCCTAGCCCTTTGCAGCATACAGAAACCGTATGCCTTCTCGTAACTAACTCCCTGCTGCATAAGTTGTTTCACTCTATCCAAGTCCATATCATTACTCCCCTAAGTTTTTAAGATATACTGTCTCCCCAAATGGGGCTGGCTCACCTCGTGAATAAGACGATACCCACATCGTTGGGTAATGCGGTTGATCCGGGTAATCGAATATACACATGTCTGAAAAATACACCATGTTATCCACATTGATATTATTTTTTTCGATGTAGTCGAATACCGGGCGGACTTCTGTCCCACCTCGACCATTGACCTCGATCTTCTCGATCTCCTCACCCTGTTCGTAACGCCTTACAGTCTGGATCACAGCATCACATGTGATTACTGTTACTGACCGGGGCTTGATGTCCGCACTGATTGCGTTCACCTCACCCAAGAAATAAGACAGCTCACCGTTCGAAACAGACCCGCTGGTATCGATGCCGATCACAACGTCCCCGGCACCAATCTTCTGTATGGATGGAGCGACGATCCTAGATGCGTGATACATCTTGCGATGCGGCTTGCGCATGCTGTAGTCATCTGGCTGATCGCCTCCGACAAACCTGCGCATACTGTCACGCCAGTCCACTTGGCTGCGCTTCATCTCCTCGATCAGAGACTTGATTGCACCGGGCAGATTGCCCACTGCCTTAGCCCCGGCTGCAGCCATCATAACCTTGCTGTCGATGTCCGCTTCCATCTGCTTGGCTTCCGCCTCTGAGAGGGGCTTACCGTTGCCGTCAGACACATCAGTGACCTCACCAAACCCAGCACCGCTGCCATACTTTTCTTTGGCATCCTCTGGCAGTCTGCTGTAGATGGTCTCTGCACTCAGCCCCTTGTACTTTGTCTCATTGAGCGCACCCTCTGGCAATACGAAACCACCTTCGATCAATATCGGATTGATCGCCAGATCACAGGCGATATTCCAAAGCTCAGGGTCACGCTCACCGCGCCGCATCATGTGCTTGAACGTGACATGCAAGACCTCGTGTGCCATGACACCGACTGTCTCTTCCTGATCCATCTGATCAACAAAGGATGGGTTCCATCGTATTGACTTACCGTCAGTACACATAGTCGGAATGCTCTCATCAGGTGAGACATTCAGTGACAGGGAAATTGACCCAAAGAATGGGTGCTTCACTACCAGTCTCGTGATGGCACGAGAAACCTTCATCTGTTCTTCCATGCTATTTCTCCAAAAAAGTTCAATAGAACTACATCCTGTTTTTAAAATGGGCGACTTTCCCCCGATGGAAAAGTTCAAGAAAACAGTAAAAGATGTAGGCTTGGATAGTTAACGCCCCTCAACTATCCGTGTAAGTCATTGATTTACAGTATCAGGTTCTTGCCCTGACGCATGATCCAACTGCGGACATCCTGCGACTGCTTCAATTCCTTGTGACGATTGACACCATCCTTGATGACGAACGCCGCGAACTCTTGCTGGGGCAAGCGGTCAAGATACTTGATCACGTTGCCAGCGTTCTTTGGGTTCATCCTCGCTGAGATCGCAGCGCATACGGCATACAGGACAGCCGGATTGTCTGGGATGTCCGCTGCATCAGGCGCAGCAATCAGGCCGTCAATGTCTGGCACACTGTCATACATCATCAGGAACCCTGTGAAGTCGGCTGTCGCAGCACGTCCAACCTGACCAGCGATAGCTTCTAGCTGGTTCACTGGATCAAGACCCCATGACATGATCGATGCCACTCGCTCCCATGATCTCGGTGACGGGCATGCATCTGCGTCACGATCAAACTTATGCAACCACTCAGGGCGGAAGCGTAGGAATGCTGACACGCGCTCGTCGATACGCTTGCTGTAGTAGTAAGCGATGGTGTCTTCCATGTCCGCCTCGATCTCTAGGAACATCAACCTGTCTTTCAGATGAGACGGCATGCCGTTGGTGCCAGCACGATCAGACATGCGGTTACCTGCGGCAACGATGACCCATCCCTCTGGCAGGTGATGAGGCCCAACACGCCGCTCGTTTGTGATCTGAGCTGCAATGTTCTGATTGGAAACGGGAGCCTGTGGCAGCTCATCCAAGAACAAGATGCCCTTGCCATCAGTGGGCATCCAGTCAGGACGTTTGCGCACCATGGTTTCGCCATCATCTGATGGCACGGCCCAACCACCTAGCTCACCAGCATCATACTGGGCGAGTGAAAGTATCTCGCAGCCAATGCCCTTGGACGCGGCGATGTCTTTGACCAAGGTGGTCTTGC